GAATCTTGTCCTATTGCAAAGGCTCAGGCCAGGCTGGCAATGAGCGACGGTTTGGAGGCGGCATAGCTGCCAAGTTGCTGAACATGGAAAGCCCCCCCCGGCATCAGGGTTTGCAAACTGCTCACCTGCGCGGTGGCCAGAAGCAATGAGTTGGTGGTTACCGTCCAGCTGGCAAGCGGCGACGAAGGATCGCCGAATGTGACAAGGTAGCGCTCGTTCTCTTCGACAAGCGGCGTATCGGCACCGTCAAGCCAGAACCAGGCCCCACGACCGCGACGTGCCCACGACAGTTCTAATGATCCATCTGCATATGTCTTGCTTTTGCCATGTACAGGATGTGGCGGACGCAGCGAAATTCCGCGCAGGTCGATCAGATCACCCACCGGATCGGGATCGCCTCGGCCTGCGGCAAGAATCTGTGCATTCGGGCCTGAGGATACAAGCGCCGGGTCGAGAAGTCGCAAGCGCTGATCGATCAAGACGAATGTTTCATTCGCAACATGTCCTCCGACCGAGTGCTCCGTGCCGCCACGTCCTCGCAGCAATCCCGACAGTCGCCAGGTCCGCCCGCCCAGTGGCTCGGCTAAGGCGAACTGGAGAATTTCCGAACCGACGAGCGCCCTGTTTGCACCGTTGGCCAATTGCGACGCTGTAGCGTTGATAAGCAACATGTCTTCGGCGAGGAGTTCGACTGTGAGGCTGCGCTCCCGGTCAATCAACATGGGATTGCCGGGTGCAAGTGTGTCCAACACCGTACCGATGATGCTTCGCGTCCTTCCGCTGGGGCCGAGGGATTGCAGCGAACCGTTGCCATCGTCCGAGAAAAGCGCCGCTCCCGCCCAGTTCGATCCTGCCGAGGAAGCTGCCACAAACACACGCAAGGAGTTTGCACTGCTCGTGCCGTCGGGAGGCAATTCGAATGCGGCGATGGTGGTCGGCGGCGCAGGGAGATCGGGAAGCGGATTTATCCGCCCCGGATCGACGGGCCCGGCTGGCGGCGCTTCCGTTCCGTCGGGTACAACGCGGACAAGCGAGAGCTCGACGCCCTTGTCGCGCAACTCCCATTCCTCGACGCGCCAGCGCCCAGGAATTTGAGCGACACTGACGATTGCGCCAGGGGCGACCGCAGGATCGAGTTCGCAGGTTCGCCAGGAAAGCCGGTCACGCGACCAGTCAGATTTTTGGCGCATACGGTCGGCCAAAGTCAGCGCCGTAGCCGCTGTCATCGACGCCGCAATCTCTACGTTGCGTGGCTGTCCCGGACCAGGGCGGCCAGATGCGCGTTGCAATCCCGGCTGAAAATCGCGGTCTATGTCGTAATAACGCAGGATTTCGAGCGGACGTTCGCGAGGTGCGCTGCGCCTCCGGGCATATCCCGCAGCCCCGCCGAAGTCGCCATCATCGACAGAAACAGCCGGCTCGGGAAGGGAGATCGGCGCCGATTGCAGACGCTCGCGCGCAATCACGATTGTCGGGCCGCTGGCATCGGCGTCAATCGGGAAAACCGGATCGAGTTGGACCAGGACATCGGCAAGTGGCCCATCGCAGGTGAAGCCGGCAAGGCCATCGAGCGCGACATCGGCGTCGGCAGCGTCCACTACTTCCTCGACGATCTCCGCCAGCCCGAACGCTTCGTCGGCGATGACTTCGAAGGTGAGCGCCGGAATCCGGTTGTAGAACTCGGTCAGATCGAGGTCCTCGAACACCACGTAGGCCAGTCCGCGATGCGCGGGAGTCAAGCCAGCGCCCTCGACAAACTGGATGTAAGGATCGCAATCCTGATCCTCTTCGCCGGTATAGATGCGCATCGTGCCGCCGACCTTCAGGTCCCCGGCTTCGCCCCGCAGTAACCTGCCATCAGCCCAGATGCGTCCAATTGACAGGATCGGGCGGCTCGACAACGCGACTGCGAAGGAAACCGAATAGCTATAGGTAGTCACATCGGGCTGATTCTTGCCACCGCTCGTTTCGCTCGATTCAACGAGATCGGTTGACCAAATGATGTGCCCCGGAACACGCATTCTGCCAAAGTGCCTGCCCAGTACCGAACCGTAGCTCGAAGTCGTGATCTCCAACTCTTTGAGACGCGGCCCGCTGACCCTGCCCTGGCCGATAATGGAGTTGTCGACCTGGCGCCCTACGAGTGCGCCAACCAGGCCGCCAATCGGTCCGCCTATGGCCGTGCCAATGGCGCTGAAAAGCAGTGTCGCCATGTTTCATGATCCTTTGGATGGTTCGGCAAGCCGCCAGTGTCCGGCAACCTGCCATGCTTCGGGCAATGGACCAGTGACGACCTTGCCCAGCCCGGCATGGGCATGGACGAAGCGACCGTCGGTGGCGGCGATCAGTAGATGGAGTTGCATGGGGCCGATCCGGGCAAGGAGAACATCTCCGGGCTCCGGCACGCCCTTGGCGGAAACAAAGCCACATTGGCTGACGATTTCCGCAAGCCTGGGTATGGCCCGCGTACGAACGCTGTACGCGGCGGGCAGATCGGATGTTCGTCCAATCGCTTGCAGGCTTTGGGCTAGTACGCCGATGCAATCGAGCCCTGTAACAGGATCGCGACCATGCAACCGAAAGGGCACGCCCTCGAGCGTCTCTGCGGCGAGCGCCAGGCTCGCTGCACTCATTGGCTGGGCACGGGGTAGCGGGTGAGCAGGTCGTTGCCGGGGAGAAACGGCTCGCCGCGGAAATTGAGCGCGTTGCCAAACCGGCTCGAACAGGTGGCCAGCGTATGGTCGCACCCTTCGCGCAACATGACCCGAGCGCCAGGCTCCGTCGCCGGGTCGACCGGAGCATCGAGCATCAGCGCGCTCCCCGCTATACCGGTAATGGTCATCGCACTGCCGGCTTGCGGACCGTCGAGCCAGCGTATTGTCCCACCGACCAGCAATGTGAGACTGGCGTCGGTATCGAGTACAATCCGGTTGGTATTGGCATCGACTGAAACAAGCGAACCTTCGTGGGTGAAGCGCAAAGGCGGCAGATCGCATCCCGCTCCGCAGAAGTCTGCCCGGCAGGTCGGACTGGTGCGCGGCGTAGGATCGCGCAGAAGCTCTGCCTTTCGCGAGACCAGTTCGGCGCTGAATACGCCGTCCTGCTCCAGAATGGTGCCGATCGAACCATAGTAAAGTGCGCGCGTTTCTCCGGATTCCCAATCGACGAGGCCGATGCGCACCTGCGCTCCGTCAAACCGGCCCGCGGCAAGATCCGCGGGACTGATCGAATCGTGACTGAGCGCACCTTCCACCTCTGCGGCGTCAGGCTCGAAATCCGCCGACCGCTTGATCGATGACGGCACCATGCCCGGCGAAGCGCGATGCAACACTCCGTCGAACCAGAGATCCCGGTCGTGCGAAGTAAAGCCGAGCGTGACGCCATCGCGGCGCAGCACTCGCCAAAAGGTGGCGACAGTTTCGAGGTCGGCGCTGAACCAGATTCTGCTCATGTTGCTTCCCTGATCTCGACCACTGGCACGCTCGGCGCTTCACCTGCCGCGAAAGAGGCGCCCGAGATCTCGAGGCTGTCCTGGGCAAACCGCACGGGAACGTCGAAATGGAAACCCGCCCTGATCGTTGCGCCTGCTGCAGGAGGCGTTTCAAAGCTGATGATCCCCCCATCGAGGAGGCTCCAGTTTCCAAGCTGAATCGCATTGTCGATGCTGACGACAATAGTCTCGAAGACCGGGCGGGTGATGCGCCGGACCTGCGGCTCATCCTCACCGCCATAGCCCTTGACCAAGGGGAAGTCGGATTGCGTGCCATTGCCCTGTCCAAGCACCTGGTCGCCCGGCGTCGGAGGACCGACCATTCCATTCGAGCTGTGGTCCGAAGGATCTCGCAGACGGAAACCGCGCGCCGCGCCGCGACGCGCCCGGTAGAATGCAATTAATTCTCCCAGTTCAGCCTCCGAGCGAATACCCGGACCGACGTCGAAGCGCAGCCGGGCATTGGACCATAAGCTGTTGCGCCGTTCGAAACCGGAAGCCGTAACGGAAACGCTGGTCGAAAACTCGGGAATCACTGTCGCGTCGCGGCCTAGCGCCAGTGGGTACAATACATCGTCGAAGGCCTGCATGTCGGTTTCGTCCTCAGTGTGGGGCAAGCGCACGTATCCATCCCGACAAACCTGCGGCAGCGCCCAGACGAAAGTCTCGTGCGGATTGCGTTGCCTGGCCTCGTCGACGCCAACGTCGATCAGCCGCCAGCTGTTGGATTGTTCGGGCAGCAGGACAAACCCGGCGAAATAGTCCTGCTCTTCGGGCGGATAGCCAAGGCGCGCGTCAATGATCTGGTAGCCTTGCCTGCGATTGGCGTCTGCACCACTGGTGAGCCAGTCGTAGTCCTCGACCTGAAGGCGGTCGAAGGCCGGCGCCGCCCAGTTCAACGGAAGGTTGGCACGGCGCGCTTCCGGCATTTCGGGGTCCAGCAATGTCGGCGGAAACACCAGCAGGAGCGCTTCCAGCGGCAAGGCGCCGGCCGTGGTCCGCGCCGCTTGGACCAGCGCTGCGGTGGACTGGGCCAGCAACTCTCCGGCCTGGTCGAGTGCATTGGTCTGCGCCACATTCAGCGCAGCGCGCATATCCGTGATCGGCGGATGGCTTGAAATAGCTGTGCTGGCCAGCGGATCGTAAATGCAAATGCGGCCATCGGGGAAGATCCACCACCACGGCTCGCCAACCTGAAAGCGCAGCGGCACGTCCGCCTCGATCATCAGCCCGACGAATGCCGAAGCGACCCGCTGCAACCAAGCCATCGCGGCAGGATTTGCCGGGGAAAGCAATGTCGATGGCGGGGACCATCCGGTCAGCGCTCCCTGCCCGTCCGACGCCATCTGCTTCCACCCGGTTGGGCAGTGCTGATCGAGCACTTCATACGACAGTGAGGCAATCGGCGAGAAACCGAGCCGGGCGCATTCCTGAAAGAAGGCGCGGTGCCAGTTGCGCGCGGGGAGCGAAAGGACATCGGCGAGTTCGTCGACAATGTAACCTCCAGAGGCATGCCTGAGCTGGAAGTAATGGCTCATTCCGACGTAGTGGACGATTGAACCGCGATAGCCGAGTTGGCGAATGTTGCGCAGCAGCCGGGCCGGCGTCTGGACGCCGTTGTCGTCAAAGCCGGTGGCAATTGCGAGGCCATGTGGAGGGACGACAACATCGCCGATTTCGAGCAGCGCGTTCCTGCCGACGCATGAAAGGCCCGTGACTTCCGCCCAGCCGTTGACCGGTGCGGGAAGCGGATCTTCGCTCGCGCCATCATAGTCGGGCGCGACCAGCGAGATGAACATCCGGTCTATGTCGCCTGGCCAGACCGGGTCGGGCTCGCCCTCAGCCGTGATGTCCCAACCGCCCGCAAGGTTCGAAAAGCGCAGGGTGATCTGCGCATCTTCGGGCGTGCCGCTCGCATAGTTCCACAGCCGGACATACCAGGTTCGTGGAGCGCCGCTCGCATCGCGACCTTCGATGGTAAGGGTAGGTCCGTTGGGCTGGTCGAGCGGGATGATCCCGCCCGTGCGCCATCGAAACGAGAGCGTGCAATGCGCGTAATCGCGCCGGGTACGATAGGCCAGCAGGGGGTGGTCTATCGTGTCGACGCTATCCCAGATCAGACCGGCCAGATCTTGCTCGCGCAGAAAATTGGCATCGACCCGAAATGAATCATGCCCGGTCGTGATCACCGAAGCGACCATCGGGCGCGGGAAGTTGACGGTCCAGAAACGCGGATCGAACCGCTGGATCCAGTCGCTCGTCTGTCCCTCGCGCTTGCTGGCGAGCCAGAATGCCATTGCGAAATATCCTCGAAAATCAGGACGTGGCGAGGGCGCGGCGCACGGCGCTCGCTACGTGACGGCCTGAGCGCTGGAGCGATTGCGGCGCGCTGGCGCCCCGCGGCGCGGCGATGGCGATCGAGACACGCACGTCGCGCGCACTTCCACGCTCGAAATTCTCGACGCGTCCGGACGATGTCGGAATGAACAGTTCGGGGCCGCGCTCACCGACGAGATATCCTCGCCCCGGCGACACCGGCCCACCGGTGGCGCGACCGGGCAGACCGAGGACCGAACCCACCAGACCCCCCAGGTTGAGCAGGCCGCCCAGGCCGCCACCGCCCGAAACGCTGGAGAACAGGTTGCGTGCCGCCTGTGCAGCGATCTCGTTCATTGTGTTGAGCGCAATGCGCTTGAGATCGTCAAAGCCCAGACTGCCACGTCGAATCGCGCCGACCAGCCCGCGTTCAAGCACGCTGCCCGCCTGTCCAAAACCGTCGAGCAGCGTCGAATCAAGAGTCGTGCGCATCCCGGCAATGTCTTGCGCAAAGCCCTGGGTGCTGGCGCGCACTTCAACCAGCAGGGGTTCGAGATCGTCATCCATTGTCGAGTTCCATCATCTTTTCGAGATCGATCCGGGCGAGAGGATCGCCCGGCGCATTGCCGATAGGAGCGAGGGCGCTGGTCAGCTCCGCGGGCGTCGCCGACCAGAAGTCGTCAGCCCGCCAGCCAAGCATGCGTGCGGCTATTGCGAACAGGCGGACCGCATGCGGCCCGAAACTGTCGCTCATCCGGTGCCCTGCAGAATCTGGGCGAGCAGCGCCCGCAAGGGCTTGGCGCTGGCGGCGAGGCCCTGGCGCAGCACGGTCTCGCCAACCTGATCACGAGTGATATCGCGGCGATCGCAAAGGCAATGCCAGAACAGGCCGGCGATCTCAGAAAGCCGCAAGTCGCCAGAGGATGCGCGCTCGACCAGAGCAAGCAATGGTCCCAGTTCTTCTTCTGCAGCGACCAGGGCTGAAAAGCTCGGGCGCAACACATGCGGCACGCCGCCTATCGTCAGACTGGATTCTCCGCGGTGGGGATTGGCGGTCTGCAGGCTCACGCTGGGACGACCTCGCCCGAGCTTTCCAGCTGCACGGTGTAGCTGCGCTCGCCGTTGAAATCGCCTGCGTAATCGAGCCGCTGGATCAGGAAGCGACCGCGCAATTTCTCGCCATCCTCGAAGCTCAGTTCGTAATCGTCGAGGGTACCGGCCATGGCGTTGGCGCGGATTTGCGCTTCGGCGGCGCTGCCAAGGAAAATGCCAGATGCCGCCACGCCAACCGAACGGACGCCTGCGCCCGACAGGAGTTCACGCCAGCCGCCGCTGTCCTTGCTGGTAATGACGACTGTCTCGCCAGTCACGGTCATCTGCGTAGTGCGCAGCCCTGCGACAGTGTTGTACACTGCAGGAGTTGCGCCGTTGGAAATCTTGAGAAGGAAGGCACTGCCTTTCTGTGCGGGCATGGGAATCTCCTTGATTGAAGCTGGGGCTGCGGCGCCATCAGGCGCTAAACAGTCGGAATCGGTATTCGATCAGGATGGCGCGGCGGCTCTCGCCGCGCTGTTCGGCACGGGCACGCAGGAACTGCGAGTTGACCACGGTAAAGTCGGCTTGAGCTTTCGGGAGCGAGACTATCCGGCTCTCTATTGCCGATACCAGGCCTGCAGCCGTTTCTGGCGCATCGCCTCTGCAATGCAGTTCCAGCGCGACCCGAATTTCCCGGCCCACCTCGGTCTTGCTGCTCCAGTCGGTGCTGGCGCTCGCAACAATGGCAAGCCAGGGCAGAGAGGTGCGCGAGGGCGCCTCCTCGACAATTGCGTTGAGTTGGCCGGACAACCCAGGATCGCCGGCCAGCCAGTCGATCAGCGCAGTGCGCAGGGCAATTTCCATTGGCTCAGTCTTTCGTGAACAAGGGCCAGAGCAGACGCGCATCGCGCCAGCGAGCCGGGCTATCCGCCCCCAGCTTGCGACGTGATACGGACGCCTCGGCAAGGGCAGCGGCTTTGCGGGCAAGCCGCGTAGCGATGTTTTCTAGGCTGGCGCCCAGTTTTGCCTCGATCATGCGAGACGCATCCGTCGCCAGGGCTGCCAAAGCGCTGCAACGGCAGCTGGGGGCTGCGGGGCCGCACCGGAACTTTCGCGCTCGCGGTGCTGGTGCGCCGCAAGACGCATGATCCCATGGCGCAGGGGTTCGGGCAGCGAGGTCCATCCCGGAGCCAATCCTGCGATAAACCGAACTGCCAGGTTGGTGGCGTTGCCCCTGTTGAACAGGCGCAACCTTCCTCCACCCTCGGCATCGAGGTCAAACTCGTAGTCGCTCGCGGCAAGGTCGCTGCGGGCGCCATCCTGCGTGACAGCCTCGACGCCGGTGATCGCAAGAACCGGACGAGCAGTGAGCGGCAACCAGCCACCCCGGGCCGGGATGACTTCCTCACAAAGGGCTTCGAGCGGCATGAGACCTGTAAATGCCTCACACATGTCGAGCGCTGCGCGCAGCAGGGCAGTGAGCAGGGCATCGTCATGCGTCGTCGATATGCCGAGCCATTCCTTCAGTTCGGCCAGGGCCGAGGCCGGCAGGATCGCCGGCGTGACGATTGCTCGCTTCATTCGCGGCCTCCGTTGGTTGGTTTTGGTTCACGCTAGCGAACCTTGAAATGAGGGTGCCCGCGCCGGCGGGAGAGGGCAGCGGCGCGGGCTCGGAACAGGTCGGGGGAAGGAACCGACCTGGCCTCAGACCACCTGCCTCAGGTCGAGATTTTCATCAGCTTGATGGCGTCACTGTCGAGCACCTGTCCGCCGATCCGCTTGGTTGCATAGAAGTGGACGAAGGGCTTGTTGGTGAACGGATCACGCAGGATCGTCGTCGCGCTCCGCTCCGAGATCAGGTAACCGGCGCGGAAGTTGCCAAACGCGATCGGGAAGGCATTGGCCGCGACATCGGGCATGTCTTCGGCTTCGACCACCGGATAGCCAAGCAGACGGTTGGGCTGGCCTTCCATGAGGCCCGGCTGCCACAGGAACGAGCCATCTGCAGCCTTGAGCTTGCGCACGACCGCCAGCGTCTTCGAATTCATCACCCAGCTTGCACCCTGGCGGTGACCAGCCTTGAGCGAGTGGACGAGATCGATCAGCTTCAGCTCGGGGCTGACGTCAAAGCCAGTCGCGTTACCGCTTGCTACGAACTGGAGTGTTCCGAATGCGCGGGTCGCGTCGGCAGTTGCCGCAGTTGGCGCGCCAAGGAAGCCTTTGGGCTGATTGACGCCGGTGCCATTGACGAAGGCCGCCCCTTCGGCGCGGGCGAACTCGATGGCGATCTCCTCGCCGAGCCAAGTCTGCAGATCGAACGCGGCATCATCGAGCATCGACTGGCTGGCAGCGGGATTGGCGTAAAGCTCGCCCGACGGCGGCGCGATCTCGACGAATTGCGGCGTGGCCGTTTCGGTGCGGGCTGCCACTTCGCTGACCCAGCCCGAGGCGGTGCCACCGGTCGTCACCAGCTTGCGATAGCCGGAAGTACCGACCTGGACGACCTGAGCGATGGAGCGGATCGGGCTGATATTCTTCAGGCGGGCCGAAATCGTCGCGTCGATCTCGCGCGGAACGGCATAGCCGCCATCTGCGAGGACAGCGCCCGAAAGCGATTTCAGCTCGGTTTCGCGACCCTGGCGCAGGTAGCCATCGACAAAGCCCTTAAGTTCGTGGCTGGCCGGCATCGCTGCCGTGCCTTCGAGGATCGGACGGGCGGCGGCGCGGCTGACCCTGTCGAGCCTGGCCTTCACATCGTCGACATCGGTGCGCAGCGCATCGATGGCTTCGTCCGCGGCATCCTGCCGGGCGACAAGATCGAACGAAGCATCAAGCGCCTCTACTGGTCGGGGAGTCATTTCCATTGGGCATTTACCTTTCAAAGTGTCCGCCCCCGGGGTTGGGGACGGCGGTACCGGTCAGAAAAAGGCCGCCCCATGGATCGGGACGGCCGGGCATTCGCTTGAAACTATTATGGAATTCAGCGCAGCAGGTGCACGCGTGCACCGTGCTGCATCGGGTGAGTAACGAGGCTGATCTCGAACAGCTCGATGTCGAGCAGTTCCCGGCCCTCCTCGCTGGTCCGGCTGCCGAGGGTGCGGTACCCGAAGCTGAGGCCGGTGACTTCGCCGGACCTGAGCGCAAGTCCGGCGGCACCGTCCGGATTGTCAATCGATGCGATGACGCGCAGGCCGCGGTCATCCTCGGCAATCCTGACCACCCAGCCGACCCGCAGGTCGGGCCGGTGCTGCCAAAACAGCGGCAAGGCATCGCGCCGCGCCGCCAGGGTGCGGGCGAAGGCGCCCTTGCGGATCAAATCGCGTCCAGCATCGCGCTTGCCGAACAAGGCAGCATAGCCGGCGAACCGCAGCGTTGTGTAGGGCGGGCTCATCGAAGCAACTCCGTCGCGCCGAGCCGGACCGCAAGTCCGAGCAACAGCAGGGCGAACAGGCCGCGCACGATCCAGGTGACCACGGCCGCCTGTGCGCTTGCCTTGGCGGCGCGCCAGGCCTTGAGCAGTTCGCGCAGTTGCGAAAGATCTTCGTGCGCATTGATGTCGTCGAGACCGACCTGCTCAAGCATCCGCTGTGCGCCCAGCTCGCTCGCTTCCTCGACGATCGCACGCAAGGTGACGAGATCGGTGCCGTCGCTGGCCGCCTGCGCAACCAGGCGCGCCAGCATGTCTTCATTGTTCATGATTTGTTCTTAACCTCCTCCGGATTGGCGGGCAGGCCGAGCAACTCGCGCTTCTCGGCATCGGTGAGGAATGTCGCTTCTGAGACCATGGACCACAGCCGCTCGCGATCTTCCGAAAGCGCGGGCACGCGATCGAGATCTATGGCCAGCCTTGCCTTGGGGAACCATGGCGAGAGGCCTTCCTGAAGCCCGGCGAAGATCTTGGCGGCAAGCGGCAAGAGCGAGAGCCGCCAGAGTGCCCGGTTGGCCTCGCGGTAATTGGCGTAGGTCGAATCGCCGGGCAGGCCGAGCAGCATCGGCGGCACCCCGAATGCCAGCGCGATGTCGCGTGCCGCGGCTGCCTTGAGCGTGGCGAAGTCCATGTCCGCCGGGCTCATCGAAAGCGACTGCCACTTGAGGCCGCCTTCCAGCAGCATCGGCCGCCCGGCGTTCGGGTGGCCGGAAAAGGCGCGGGTCAGTTCCTCCTTGAGCCGCTCGAACTGGTCGGGTGCGAGCACGCCGCTGTCGCCGGGATCGTAAACCAGCGCGCCCGAGGGCCGTGCCGCGTTTTCGAGCAACTGCCGGTTCCAGGCTGCTGCGGCATTGTGCGTGGCGATTGCCTGATCGGCTGCTGTCAGGCAGCCGGAGCCATAGTGATCATCGGCAGGATGGAAATGCTTGATATGGATGAGGTTGGGCGATGCATCCTCGTCGAGCACGGGGATCGTCAGCCGCTGCTCGCCAACCTTGTAGGTGAAGGCACTGGGCCAGCCATCTTCGGACGCAACGACGCTCATCCGCTCGGGCCGCAGCGCGAACAGTTCGACCGGTCGGCCGCGCGCATCCTTCATCACCTGCACATAGGCATTGCCATGGAGAAGGAGGTGCGAGGCGAGCGTTTCAAGTAGCGACTGGCCCGCGCTTGTTTCGGTTACAAGCGCCTTCAGCTTGGCGTCGGTTTCGACGAGGGGCGCCCCGCCGATCCCTTCGGCAACCAGCCGCACGGCGCGTTGCGCCACTGGATTCTCGAGGTAGCCGCGCCGCAGCGCGCTGAGATAGTCGAACGGCGTGCGGCCAGGGCTGGTCTCGGCATAGATCCAGGGCGAATTATAGGTGCGCGCCAGGGGCACGCGACCGCTGCCGCCCTTGAAGGCGGAGACGAGCGTTTCGAGAAATGACATGGATGGCCTTTCGGTGAATAGGTCGCAGTCAGAGTTCGGTGTGAATGCGCGGCATCCCGCCCCGCCCAAGCATCAGTTCGGTCATGGCCCAGACCAGCGCGTCGGCGCGGTCCGGGGAGCGTCCCGGCCCTTCGTAGGAGCCGCCGGCAATCAGTCCGCACAATTCGTCTTCCAGGTCCGGAAACATGCCGGAATGGCGCACCCGGCCAGCTTCGTACAGCGCGGCGACCGGCTCGGCGCGGGCGACCTTGCCACGGCTTGCGTGGACCAGCTTGAGCGGCAGCGAAAGATCGGCGGCGCGCAGCACCGAGGCGACCATGGCCCCGCCCTGGTTAGCTTCGGCCACGACCCGGTCGGCATTCCAAGCCTGCGCTGCCTTGGCGACCGCTCGCGCCCACTTTTCCGGGCTTGGCCGGCGCACCGAAGCATCGGCGAGCACACGGGCAATCCCGTCCTCTCCCAGCGCCGTCACGACAATGCCGCAGGCATCGCCATTGGCCGAAGCGGGCGGATCGACGCCGATGACGGTGCGCGCAAGCTGCCCGCTTGCGGAATTCTCGCGGCATTGCTCCAGCATGGCTCGCGTCCAGAGTGCGCCAGCCATGTCCTCGATCAGTTCACCGTCGAGCTCCTGTCGGCCAAGTGCCGTCTTGCCGAAAGTGCGGCGCACATCGCGCACGAACCGCTGCGGCAGGTTATCGGCATTGTCCTCGGTCCTGCCGCGGGTAAGGGCCAGCCCATCCTCCTTCAGGATACGCCGCAACAGGGGGACGGCGCGCGGTGTGGTTGTCACAAGTGTTCGCGGCAATTCTCCAAGCCTCAGTCCGAACGAGAGATTGTCCCAGGCTTTCTCGGCCTTGCCGCCAACGTTCTCCCACTTGGCCAGCTCGTCGCACCAGGCGTGGCTGTGCTGCGGACCGCGCAACGATTCCGGTTCGAGCGCCGAATAGAGGGTCGCCGTGGCCCCATTCGGCCACGTCAGCCGCCGCAGCGAAGGTTCGAAGCGGGGGCGTCGCCCACGCGGTGTGATCGACAGGATGCCGCTTTCACCCTCGACCATGACCGCACGCACTTCGTTCAGCGTAGCGCCGACCAGGGCGATCCGGGCATGGGGATCGTGATCGGCAATTTCACGCAGCCATTCCGCTCCCGCGCGGGTCTTGCCGAAGCCGCGGCCGGCCATGATCAGCCAGGTCGACCAATCTCCGGGCGGCGCCAGCTGCGCAGGCGCAGCCCAAAGGCGCCAGTGATAGCGAAGCTCGCGCTTGCTGCTCTCCTTTAGTTTGCGAAGGCGCGCATGGCGTTCGGCAGGATCGAGCGACAACAGCCACTCAAGTCGCTCACTCCGGCGCGACATCGTCGTCCTTCGCCGCCATACGATCGGCAGCCTTGGCGCGCTCGCGCATCCGGTCAAGCTGGGCGTCGATCTCGGCGATGATGGCATCGGCGTCCTCATTGTCGCGGATGGCTCGCTCGCGGGCGGCGCTTTCGCGATGCGCTGCGAGAACGCGCAATGCCGCACCAAAATCGAACTTGTTCCCGTCCTCGTCCTTGGAGTCGCCGGTCCGCAAGCGGCGTAGAATTTCGAGTTCCAGATTGTCGTATCCCTCGCACAAGGCAGCCATCCATTTGCGGGCAAATTCCGGCTCGCCGCGACGCGAGGCATAGACCTGGGCGGTGGTGACATTGGCCCATTCGGCAGAGGCGGTGACATTCGATGTTTCGGCCAGCTTTTCCAGAAACACCTCGCGCCAACGCGTGTTGTTCCTTGGCGTGGGGCGCGCAACCGGGTTGCGGCCACGCCCAATCGGCTTGGTCAT